TGCCCTATGTTATTCCATTGCTCATACAACTTGTCGTAGATGTTTCTTGATACTAGAGCACCGGAGTAAACATGGCATATGGGTTTTCTATGACAATTGATATTGGCTATGGACCAGCTCACGACGAAAAAAGATTTATAAGTTCTTTCTTCCAGACATCACCATATTCGCAGTTCCTATAATTTTCAAACCACGGACCACCTTCGGTGTAATGTAGGATCTTTGGATGCCCGTCTCTGGGTTCCTTGTACCAGCCCACAAGCCAATTGTATTCGCAAGGCATAGAGCCAATTTCAGAATCTTCTAACCAACTGAATCTGTGCAAAAATTTTCCTGTCTCTTTGTTTAATAATTCTGGAGTTAATATTTGATTTTTTGGATGGGCACAATTCCATAACACCATTGAACTCCAGTTCTTTCGGGGATAAGCAAGTTGTAATTGCCCATCCATTTTCACACCTTCTTCTGGATTGTAATCATGTTGTACACACACTACCGCTTTACTGTCATCGTAAAATTGTTCTAGCTCCATGGCATCTATTCGCCAGACAAAATCACAGTCACAGAATACTGCCCATCCTTGATAATTCTGCAGATATGGAATAAAAAATCTTGTGAAAGTGAATTCTGTGCTGGCCAATTTGTCGATATCTCTGGTGTAGATTCCAGACTCCCTGAGCAGTTTCATTTTTAATGGAACCACATTAACGTCCTTATTTCTCCGTTTGATCGAGTGCTCACACACCTGATATGATATGTCTTCTCGAGTATCATATCCTACGAATATTTTCATCTATATCCTTTTGGTAATAATCTTATATATTTGTTGCCAATTATTTACTCTTACGATATGTTCATGTGTTAATCCTTGGTTGTAAATGTGATTATACAATAAAGGTTTCAATCCATATTCCAATCCCTTGATAGCATTGCTCCATTTGTCTTCTATCCACCATAATCCAGTATTGTGGAACTCTGCCAATGCGGAATCCTTATGATCTCCTGTCTCCAATATGAAATAGTTTGCAAACACGGTATCACCAAATAATTCTTCCAATCTTTTTTTCCTTAATCTTTGAGCCGGTACATCAGATGTTTGTGATGTGATGGGAATAAATGTCCAACCCTCCGCATGCAGCAATTTCACCCAAGTTTGAGAGTCCGGCATGGGAGATTGCGTGGCCATCCATGCACTCTTGTTAAATTCTCTGATCAATTCGCTGCCGTTGTCTTTGTGTATGCCATATCTAACGCTCATGTCGTATTCTGTATTTGTATTTTTTAATTCTTTATATCCTTTAGAATGCATCCATTTTTTAAAATGATCCTCCCATTCTAATAGCACGCCGTCCACATCTGTCAATATTATTTTATTAAGCATGTATTTTTTTCAACATAAATGATTTGAAATTATCTTCATTTGTGATGCCTATGAATTCAAATTTATTTTTACAAACATATTCTTCTACTGCGCGATTGACTCCAAATATCACTCCATGTTTTTTTTTCGGTTTAGTCGTCCAATCATGTCCGCATATAAATCCACCTAGTTTAATTTTTTCTCCCCATTCGATCAAATCCTTTGATACTCCTTCATAACTGTGATCCGCATCTATGTAAATCCAGTCGAGACTGTTATTCTCAAATAATTTGCTGGCATCTACGCTAGATTCTCTGATAATTTCCACCTCTAAATATTTTTGGAATTTTTTTCTTACATCATTATAATTTTTTTCCTGCCTTAGTGTTTCTTCTTGATTACGAAATTTTCCTGTCATGACATCAATCCAGCTGTCAATAAGGTAAAGTTTTTTTGGTCTCACTGCCGATAATATAAGTTCTGAAAAACGCCCGTGCTCAACTCCAAGTTCGGCTCCGATAGAATCTTTTGGCAAAAACTCTAATAGGCCCTGCCTGTCAAATGGTAAAATTTTTATGTTATCTGATAGTGGCATCTTCCATACCCGCCACTCGTAGTTTGACTATGTTGGTCAATTGCCATTGTTTTTGGTCCAGTCCCTTCGTTATACCCAACCACTTGTTTCTCAGCAGAGCGAACTCATTGATTATTTTTTCCATATCCACGACATCTGATTCACCATCCACGTACTTGTCGGCATCTCGAGAAGTCAGTGCCCTGTTGTAGTTTTCTAGGAACTTTTTAAATGTCTTTGACCTCAATCTTCTATTTTCAATGTGTAGATACTCTAATATGGCTTCGATTTCTTGCAATTGATTGAATCTTTGCTCCACTACTCCTGGCAATGATGCTGCAGATTTTTCCAGACTGCCAAAAATATATATCTCTTTACGTGCTGTTTCCAATTCTTGCTCAAAGAACTTGATGCAGTCTGGTATTAAACTAATATCTTGGCTGACTTTTGTATACCAACTCATTATTCCTCGTAGTCTTCCTCATCTTCTTCTTCGAAAACAGTTTCTATCGCTTCTTCTAACTTGTCGTCGTATTCTCCCGCTGCCTTTATCGTCTTAGTGGATATGCCCACATCAACCAACGTCTTTATAAAGTCAACAGCGCAGTCCACTTTCTGCCTGTCGGGAACGTAATGGCTGATGGAACCCCATATCTGTTCTATGTCTTCATGCGTGAGTTCTTGCATCAATCTTTTTTCTGCCAGAGGATTTTAAATGCTCTTTTTTTCCTTCTTGCTCTGTGCTTCATCTGCTTGTTTTATTTCTGTTTTTTTAACGTTTTGATAATCGTTCATTATCATTGTTAATTTATCTCCGTCCCAGTCTTTCCTATATTCTAGATGTTCTTTGCCTTTGCTATCCACGTATTTCAATCTGTTGCCTGACTGCACCAACACTCCTTGTTTCTCATAAAGATCAACCAATCCAGAATATGGATCCATGCCCGTGTCATATGGAATCTTAACCTGTACGCTCTCGAAAGGCTTGGCGTATCTGGTTTTCATGACCTTGCATGCTGCTCTTATACCCCTCACTTCTGAGATTTTATTACCGGCTTCGTCTTCTTTTAATTTTAATTTTTTCATTGCTATCACGATTGAAGAAGCATAGATAAATCCCTGCCCTCCAGATATCTTGTCATCGGGATCAAACATATCTTGAGAAGCGTACGTGTGATTGGTTGCGACCAATCCCACATTGTAAGAGCCAAACATGTTCACACAGTTTCTGACCAGTGCTGTAAGGGCCTTGGGCTTTCTGCCCAAGTCACCTTTCATCTCTCCTGCCTCAAATTGATTTACATCTGTGGGGGTCAATAACATTCCCAAAGAATCTATCACAAATAGTATCTTGGGTGCGGTCTGTTTGTTATCCAGGTTCTCTTCTTTATAACCTTTCATGAACTCAGATATTGTTTTTGCCACATCATCCACCATGGAAAGACTCAACTTCAATAATTTCTTTTCATCTGTGTCCACGTCCAGTGCCTGCAACCAAGATTCGTCCAATGCGTTCTCTGTATCAATCAGAATGACGTATATACCTTGTGCCTGTGCATTTTTGACTATGTTGCCAGACGCTATGTATGATTTGCCTGACCCAGGTTCGCCCGCAAACACAGTGACTTTGCCTAGAGGTATTCCTTTTTTAAAATCTCCTGACATCAAATAGTTCAATGCGTAGTTGCCTGTGGAAATCCAATCTGTGGGATCATTGAATCCTAACCCCAACCCTTGTATTGATTTGGTAATGCTTTTTCTGAATTTTGTAACGTCGAATACTTTTGTCATTTTTATTCCTATGTTCTTATTTTAACACTAATTGGCTCCAGTGTCAATGCTGGAGCCAAAAGGGAAATTAGTGTTATTTGCTTTGTCTTGATCTGATCAGTTTCAAGATATCTTCAGCTCTCTTGGCGCTGTCAGTGGATGGTTGAGGTGCTGCCGCAACAGGAGCCGCTTTTACCGGTTCCGCTTTGGTTGCCAACACTTCTTCATCGACCGTGGCTGTTACTGATGCTGATCCGTTTGCAGAACCATTTGCCGTAGCTGATACTCCGGCTGGCCTGAAATACTGACCATATTTTTCCAGATCATATGCCTCGCCTTCCACAGATCTCTCAAATAATTCTTTGATTATTTTTATCTCCGCATCGGTAGGCTTCTTGGGTCTGAAGTCTGAGAGATTGAACAATCCAAACTTATCAATCGCTGCTCGTTCCGCCTCATCCAGGGCTCTTTCTCTTCTGCTCCATTTTGAAGTGGAATAGTCAGCGTATCCGCCTTTGGATGTCTTGGTTATCCTAAAATCCACACCTCTCACGTAATCAGTTGGCAATTCTTCCATCTCTGGATCTAGCAATGCAGATCTGATTATGTTGAAAATTTGTGGACCAATGATGAATCTTCTGATAGGATTCTCAGAGGCCTTATCATCGGTTAAGGGATTTTGTAGAACAAAACCTTGGAATATGTAACTTTTCTTTTTCCAATATTTTCTGCCCATGTCTTCCATTGACTTGTCCTTGAACCAGGGTCGAACTTCCGTAAGGACCGGGCAAGTTTCTCCATACATCTCCATGCATGGTACCTGTACCTGCACTGGTCTCGAATCCGACTGTCCCTTGATCCCAGCGAAAGGCAATTTGATCATTGCTCTTTCTGTCCAGAAGAAAGTGTTACCGGTATCCTTGTCAGGCAAGAAACGAACTACTGCTTCTTGATTTTCCTGTATGTTCCAGTGTGGGTAGATGGCGTTGTCGCCGCCGGTTGATGAAGTGGAGCGATTCACTTCTTGAGATTTTAACCTCGCTCTTATTTCAGCTAGTGTAGCCATAATGTAAGCCTCCTTGTGTGCCTATGTTTGTTTTGTTTGCCTAAATGTACATTAGACATAAAGAATAATATACACAGTTATTTATCTGTTGTCTATGGTGAAATTTGGTATTATATACCGGATAACTTTTTAATGATTGCCAATTCGTCTTCTTTTACCGACTCGTTGGCGCTGGCAACGTTTTCTGCGGCAAAATCAAAATCTTCCAATTGCATGCCGGCCAATTCTATGGCGTCCTTCAATGAGTATTCCTTGTCGCCAACCTTGAACTTGTCGCCGGGTTTCATGCCTGCTGCCTTGGCCTTCTGCACTGCCAGGGCGAACTCATTGCCCTCGGTCTTGGCACCTTGCTTGGCTTTTTCGTCACTATACTGTTTTGAAATAGTTGCGTATTCTTGTGGTTTTAAGTCAGTTACTTCTTTGTTGTGTGTCTTTTTCAACCAATCACGAAATTTATATTCAGCATCAATCTGGCCCTTGTATTCATTCTTCACCGATTCTATCAATCCCAAATCGGCCAATCTGGTTGTTATCCAATTTATAGGATCTCCATCTTTGGCGTTTGAAGTGCCATAGGGCATGTCTCCAGAATTTACATAATAATCCAACAAATCTGAATACAATTCTTTGTGCTTGTATAGATCGTCTCCTGATTTAAATTGCTTATAAGCATTTTGATGTTTATTCAATATCTGCTGCACATCTTCTATTTCGTCAGGTTCTTCCGCGTAGTCTCGAAACTGCGGGCTCATGCCCACGTCTGCTGGCTCATCTCTCTCTTTCACTGTGTCGGATACTTCCGCCATGGCCGGTTCTTTTGCCTTCATGAAATCTTTCTCGTTGGCCGTGACCGCATTGGTCAGCGCGCTGTGCTCCGCCGGGCTGTAGTAATTTTTTGCCGCCGGCATTGCCAGCATTTTCAACACATAATCTCTCACTGTCTCCCTGGCGCAGGCGTCTGGACCTTCCTTGTCTGCTAGGTCACCCAGCTGATCAAATAGATCATCATCATCAAAACCCAAACCCTGCAGTGTTGATACTGCATTTACGGCTTCGGTGCCCACTGGGAAATGTTTGCTCATTAGATCCTTCACTTTTATGAAGTCCTTGCCTGCATGGTCCTCGTCCGGCAGTGAGCTGATGCCCTCATTGACCTTTGCCTCTATTCTGTTGGTCCAGTTCTCGAAAGGCTGTGCCAAATCTTCCTTGGCCTTGCCCTGCCTGTCTTTTTTTGGCATGAACTTGCTGGGGTCCTGTCTCACTTCGTCCCTGTAGATTGGATCTTGCTGCATCTTCTTGTAGTCATCGATATATCTCTTGGCCAGTTGTATGGCGATTTTTTTATTTTTCGTGTAGTTGGCATCGGGCTTGAAGAACAGCGAGCCCTCGTTGCCCATGTCGTCGGCCACCTGGCTGGCGAAGTTGGCTATCCTGTCTTCTTCATCGTTCCTGGTCAACATTCTCGAAGCTATGTCAGACAGTATGGAGCTCAACATGCTGTTCTTATTTGTAAATTTAGTCAATGACAGCATCTTATCGGCTGCGGGATCCGCCCTTAGCACTAATTTTTTTTCTGGATTGGCAAGGAATGACTGCACCATCGCAGATTGATCCACTGGAGTGGACATCTCAGCATCTCGGTCATCATACTCTTTCATGATTGAATGGATCAATGGTAGAGCTGATTCTATTTTATTATCAAGATGCCTCAACGTAAATTTTTCTCTTAGACTGTTTCTGGTAGCATCATCTAACTCAGCTATTGTGGTGGGTTGGAAACTTTCTTTGGCTTTCATGTAGTGACTTTGTTTGCTTAAATTTTTTACATAACTTCTCATGTTTTCTAATTTAAGTTTACAGTTTTCTATGATGTCACCCACTGAATTATTCAACTGATCTTTGTGAGAGGCATATCGGGCAAAGCTATTAAGTTGTGCTATCTGTTCGCTCATCTTTATTATATGTTTGCCAAAATCATCGTGAGGTACACCTCCATTAGCTACATGTCTGGCCATTGCCCTTGCACCTGCCAGATGTTTCATTGGATACTTGAATCTTTCTCCCTGCTCATTTTCTACATATAGGCTGTTAATCTGTCTGCTTCTTGAGCCTGGAACATTTTCGTCAACTGCTTGTGAGTGTCTTATGATCAATCTAGTTTTATCTGTATTTTCGTATGAAGACTTTTTGGTTCCTGTGAGACCTTCTGCAACCGGAATTCCAGCTAGTTCTGTTAATCTGCTTAGTTCTTCTGACATATTATCACTTATATTTACCGTTTGATTCACATCTGCGAGATTCTTAAAATCTTGTTGTGTAAGGCCGCTTTTTGTGATATCTCGCACGTCAAAAGTCACCTGGTGTTGAACTGCGAAATCTTTGAGTTCTTTTAAAAAACTGTACCAATTCGCTTTGGCTTCGTCGTCTATCTTTTCAACCAATCCTCGATTGTAAAAAACTTTCATATTTTCACCATCGGCCAAACTGATGCTCACTCTACCAAAATTATCAGAATTTTCACTGAATTCAAAGTCGAAAAATACAGCTGATTTAGGATCAGCTGTGACGTTGCCCTCGCTGTCCCCTAGTTTTATATTAGAGAACTTGCTGCGGATTTTGTTGAATAAGTCCTGTGATGTTTTGGGCTTGATCATACTGTATTTATTATGAACCTAGGTTGGCAAATATGGGCATCGGCGCAGTCCATTCTGTGGTTCTGTCGGTCCATCTTTCAAATATTTTAGGGTCGAATGTGGCCAATACCTGCATCATGCGGGTCATCAGCAAGCATGCACTTACCAAGTCATCATGCTGGCCTGGCTTGCCTTTGTAGGACACGCCCGTGGCCACGAAGTCTTTTAATTCGGATATCAGTGGCTTGCTGTTGAGTTTCATCTTATTTAATTCTACCAATTCCTTGAACTTGGCGCAGGCCGCTATCTTGTGTTTAGCGGTAGTGTTAAAACCTCTTCTGAACTTTCTTCGATGCCCTTTTCTGATAGGTTCGCTGATGAACTGTCCATGTATGTTCTCCTCACCAATGTCCATCACTCTTAAGAGTGCTGCTTCTCCCAACGTGTTATTTTCCATGCTGTAGAAAATGCTGGGTGTCGTGGTGGGGCTTTTTTCAATGATGGTGTCATAGATGTGCTTGGTGATTGCCTGTAATATTCTTACCTGTTGATTGGCCGGCGTGGTGTTATGATGCCATTCCGCCACCTGCTCGAACGTGGGCAGCTCGAATACCTGAATCGCAGCGAAATCTCCACCGGTGCCCAGGCTGGGATCCAACGCCACCATGTAGGTGTTGCCCGGCGTTGGCGTCTTCCACCAACGCACCTGACCCATATTGATCAGGGGATCTCGTCCTTCCAGCTCTGCTAATCTAATACTGGAGATTAATGTTTCGTCAAAGATCAAGAACTCGCACTCGTGTTCTCTTCTGAATCTCTCCTCTCCGATTCTGCTTCTTTCCGTCTCAGCCCATTTCTCGTCTCTGTCAGGATGCTCGCTCCAGTGGGCCTTCATTGCGTAAAAACCATTGGTGCCCACGACCTTGTCAACGCCGTAGTCATCAAATCTCTTGCAGGCCTCTTTCCAGATCAATGCAAATTGATCTTCATCGGAGTTTGGGGTTGAAGTTATAAGGCACTTACCACCTGTGGACAATGTAGGAGATAATGATGTCCAAAACTCCTTGGCCTTTTCTGGCGGTTGCACGAAAGCGAACTCGTCGCAATAGATAAGAGACAAGGACATACCTCTGCCGGTGTTTTCTGTTGTGGTGGTGGCCATTATCTTGGAGCCGTTGTCAAACTCTATGGAGTTTCTATTGTATTGTGTTACTCCCGCCTTTATCCATGATGGCAATAGCTCGTAGGCATAGCGTACCCTGCTCATGATGTCCGATGCACCTTGATACTTGTGAGCGGCTATTAGTATTTGTGAATCAGGTTTGAACATAGCATACCATAACAGATAGCCCGAAGCGCAGGTGGTCTTTCCGGTCTGTCTTGGCAGCATGGCTATGCTGAACCTGTGGTTGTTATAAGCTTCTACCAATCTCTCCTGGAACGGATAGGGATCAAATTTCAATTCTCCTCTTGTGGGGTGCTGTATTCGCATGAATTCCCGCATGAAGAAAAGCGGTCCACTTCTGAGATCCATGCACTTTTCCAGTCTTATCACTTGATCAGCTGTGTACTTGTGTTTTTTGTGTGCCTTTTTTATTTGGTCACTATCTAACGATATGTATGCCATGGCTATTATTTAAGTTTGAACCAATCTGTGGCGTTGGTATATGAAGTGGCACCAAAGCGGTCCATATGACCCACTTCCAGGCTGTGTATCACTGCTTCGATGTAGTCGTTCCAGTAGTCCACGAACTGCTTCATCCTAGGGTATCTGGGCGGCACGTCCAGGGTCTGCCACCAGAACTCCTGCAGTATGTTTTGATAGTCCGGCATCTTATAAACCACCTTGATGGAGGTGTATCTCAGCCCGTCAGAATATCGTCCAAAGAATTCCATAAAAATATTTAGTGGGGTCTATAATGGAATTAAACCTGGTGTTATTGGCCCCGGGCTACTTCTTCGCCTGCTCTTTGTCCTTCAGCGCTTTTGTCATGGGCTCGGACTTGTTGCCATCCTTGTCCACGTCCAAGAAATCTGGTTTCGAGTTGGCCGCTTCCTGATAGGTCTTCTTGAAACTCTCGTACTGCGCTCTAAGGCTGTTTGACAGTTCCTCTTCTGAGATCTCAGATTCTCCCATCTTGATGGACATGGGATTGTCTCCACCGGCCGCCTTGATGTAGGCGCCTTTTGCTCTGTGCAGATCAGTGCCGCTTGGCACCACTGCTTTCACATCGCTGTATTTTTCTTTTGGCGTGTTTGCGAACGCCTCGTCGGCCTGCGCATCTGTTGGCACTTCTTTCGGAGCTTCAGGCTGATTGATCATGTCTTGTCCAACTGGTCTTACTCCTGCCAATTTCAGCAACTGCATCATCATGCTGGCTTCTTCTGGTGAATCAGTGGCTATCATGATTGACTCGTTCATCTTATCTTTCTTCATTTTCTTCTCCTCATGTGTTATGCCCAACTGCTTTTCTATCTTTTCGATCTCTTCTTCCGTTTCTGAAGGATCACCTGCATAGGCGTTGGCCATTTGTGCATTGTATTTGTCTTTCAAGTCGCTCAATTTTTTCTTTAGGTCAACATTAGCAGCGTCCGCCTCGGCCATCGCCACTCCTGCCGCTGACATGAATCTTTGCATGTCGAACCTCGGATTGCTCTTGGCCATCACGCCCGCTATCATCTCTGCTGTCTCTTTGCGCTTGATTGGGTCCTCGATCTGTTTAATTGTGTCGGCGAACAGCTGAAAGTGCTGTCGCGTCATGGTCTCGTCGATCTCGCCTTCATTTTTCTCTATCGACTTCGCGATGTCATGCGCTTTCTCAATGGTGGATTTTTTTAGTGGTGGAGTGTCTCCTGTGGATTTCATGGCCTGCGCCATTCCGATCGCATACGGGCTCTGTGTTTTCTCTGCTACTGGTCCGTTTGCTTTCTCCACATTGCTTATGGCGTCCTTGACATCAATTGATGGATTGCTTTCCTGAATCTGTCTAAGTCTAGATAAGATATCGATCATGTCCATAAAATTATTTTCCTGCTGGATCTGGGTTGCCTTTTACTGGCCCTTTATGAGCTGCTTTGATCGGAGATCCAGAATTTTTTTTATCCACTTCATTTTTCATCACTTCCTGTTCCACTTTAGGTTTTTCAGCAAATTCCGTTTGTTTTCTGGCTTTGAGTAATTCTTTTAATAAACTTTGATTGGCCCGATCCCCATACACCTCATCCGCTTTGACTTTTGGAGCATCTTTGTATTCTATATCATGTAACATAGACTTATATTCAGATTTTTTTTCCGCCCTGGCCTTTATTTCTTCCTGGTATTCCTCTGTTGGCTCTCCCGGTTTTCTAATTACGATTTGGTTGTCATGTAAACGCATGCTGTCAGCTATCAATGCTCTCATTTCAAATACTGATGCCGGGTACAGGGTGGTCAATTCAAAAATTGTTACTGCTTGATTTTTGATATGGGAAAAATCCAATGGCACTTCCTGTATTGGGGTTTTTTTACCTTTTGACAGAGACTTTACTTCATATTTTCGCAGTGCTGTTTCCAATTTAGAGCCAAAATCTTCGCTTATATCACCAGCTATTTTAATTTTGTAGTGATATTCCTTCGTCGATTCTGCTAGATATTGTTTAAAGTTTGTCATAATGCTGTATTTAGTCTTTCTTCAGCAGTTTCTTCATCAACTCATTGCGGTCGCTTATTATCATGCCCTCACTTTCAATCGGTTCGCTGATGTCGTCCGAGCCGCTTTTGTCAATTTTGAGTTTTTTCAGCTGTAATTCCACCATGTGTAATTTTTTATCGATTTTTTGTGATTTTGCATCTATAGCATTGCGCAACATTGAACTTGCCACTTCAAAAATACGTCCTGAATATCTGCTGTCCACGTTCATGCCCAGATCCATGAGATTTTTATAGCTCTCTTCGGCCTCCATGGCCAGCTTATCCAGCTCGAGATCGCTTAATTCGCCCAAACCCTTGACCTGCGGTAATGCTGCCGCAATTTTATCGAATTCTTGATAGGTTTTTTCCAAGGCCTTTGCTGTCTGGGGATCAACATTTTTAGGAATAGTGTGTCTTTCCTTGTCTTCGCGTGATTTTTCCTTGGCATCCACCTTTGCGAATGCTTCTTTTACATTTGGTAAATTGAGTATATCTTCCAGCTTGCGTGTCATTTAAGATATTTACTTGCGTTTCCCTTGATGGAATAATTGTTCCTCGCTCAGAACCCGAAAGGTTATCCTATTTTGCTTCGCATACGCAGAGGCAGCCTCCCATTTGGCTCGATTAATCACAACTTGTGTCTGTCTTCCAGTGCTCTTACCAGCCCGTTCCATGGTGGCTTGATTCATTGGTTTGACTTCTACCAACTCTGCGTGCTTGTTGCCGTTTTTATCAACATATACTAGAAAGAAGTCTGGCACATAGATGGTGTATTTGCCAGTCAAAGGATGGCGATAAGGTATCTTTATGGATTCGCTTGCCCACTGGTAGACATTTGGGTGCTCATCACACAGTCGCATGAAAGAGTGTTCCCAACCACTCCTATACGTTGGAGCTTTTGTTCCCACGTACTTGGCAGGATTCTTCATCAAGAATTTTCCTTTGGCGAATTTCATCTATGCTTTGATGTTTCTGGATACGATATCTCTGCTAGTTCTGCTATTCCTTACTCCCAATCGACTGCTCTTGTATCTATTGGCATTCAAAACCACTGTGAGCAGTTCATTCAATTGGGCTGAGTCGGCCCTTGTTAAGATATCTAGCATTTGTGCCACTGGAATAGAATCTATCTTGGCCTGTTGTAAGATTACGTAAGCAGTCTCTTCCGCTGGTTGTCGGTCAAATCCTCTTTTGACAAAAAAACCTACAGCGATATCATAATCATTGGTGCTGAATTCAAATGGCTCAACATACTGTGCCTTAGTAAGATCGTCGATGGTTTTTTGCAATCTATCTTTTTCTTTTTGTGGTAGGTTGGTGTAGAATTCTGCCATTATAATCCTGCTCTTTCAGCGACGATGGCCACTTCGTTGCCCGCTCTACTGATCCTCACAAAGCCATCATTGACCAATTTTGTTGTGTCGGTCAACGTTCTGCTTCTATATATTTTTTTGACGTCATTGGATGCTGCTGTATATTCTATCTCGCTTTGGCTGATAGTAAGACCTTTTCTTGACCCGACCTGTTTGTAATAAATCCCTGCTGCCACTTTATCTTGTGCCACCAAATTGGTTTGAACGAGATTAAAAGATTCTGTTGGCGAGAGGTAAAGCCTAGTGTCTAATACCCTAGTTGGGATTACTTGGTTGTTAGGATTGCTTTGATCACCTAAACTCTTTGATCGTGCCAATGATGGGGCCGCGGCAAGACCTGCCACGGCCAGAGCGCCGATGGAAAAACTGCCCACAGGATTGGTTACTGTGCCAGCTTGACGGGCAATATCTATCACTCCCTCTTTCACTATGCCTTTCAATTCTTCTTTCACTGCTTGTTTGGCTTTGATCTTTTTGGCATTGTTGTAGGTGTTTATGGCTCCAAGCACCGCTCCTAGATAATTGCCCTCTCTTACGTTGCCTATCACAGATCCAATGCCATCCACGATTCCTCCCTGCCCAAATATAGATGTGGTGCCTCGTCCCAACACACTGAGAGGGGAAGGTTCTTTGTCATAATGCAAAGTTGCGAACCCCGGCACAGATACCGGATCAACCTTACCTGCTGTGTATATGACGGTCTCGTAAAACAATTGCATGGTGTTGGTCAACAATCCTTGCCCATCTGTTTGATCAAGATTGTCATGGCTGAAAGATCCAATGATTGGATTGACCAGAGTGAATCCGCTGAAAGTTTTTTTATGCAACACAAATATTTGCACTGATTTAAGGAATGGTTTACCTCTTTTTTGTGAATTGTCCATTCCGAACTGTGTGACCGTTTTTCTATTGGTGTCATGATACATATCATCTTTGGCAATGTCTACAATTTGTGTCCTGTTTATAGATTGTGAATCTGCGATGTTGTACTCGTAATAGGCCTTCCAAAAGGCATTCACGGTATCAGCATGATCATCATGGAAAACTATGTTCACAGGATTATATTTTATTCTTGTGCCCACATAGACTTTTTTATTGTATTGCAATCTTTCTTCAAGATTCATGTCATACTTGGGCAATTCACATGACTTGACCAACATGTTGAGTTCCAAACGTTCATTTGTGCTGAACGGCCTCACAGGTATGGTATTATCGATATTGAACACCACATGGAATAGGAATTTTTGTTTGGGTAGTAATCTAAAATTGTCGTCTATATATAATCTACTGGCGTGTTGAAAATCCTTCAATCCAGGAAGACCGTTTGAGAAACCTTTTAAGAAATTATTGATCTTTGGCATACCTATATTTATAGTCACAAAAAAAGCGCCGTTAAAGGCGCTTCTTTTGCTATAAATGCAAATGTTCTATTATATACCGCCGCCTGTGCTTAATGTGCCTATGGTTCTTGTCACCCTTGTGCCGATTCCTGTGCCTTGCGGAGTTTGTACTGCGTTGTCGTATCTTATGTTGAGGCTGATGGTCACTGGATCGCTGGTGTTGTAAGCCAATGTGTTGTAATTCACTGATTCGACATAGGAACCATAAAGTTCCCAAGTTTCTAGTATACCTGCTGTGGAAGCACCATTACCGCCATCTAGCATTTCAATTCTAGTTGTGAATTTGTAGTCAATACCAGAAGCTGCAGAGGCTTGCTCAAAGAAATCAAATTGTTTCTGAATTTGTTCTCCCACTAATTTCGAAACTGAATTGTTGACGTCATCTCTCAATGTCAATGCGATCGGTTCCCAAGTGTGTTTACCAGCTGCATATACTTTAGAGTTGTAAACATCTAGTGTGACAGTATCAAAAGTTAGGTTTGGTCGTGTCACATCCATTACTTGTTTGGTGATTTCTGATCTTGGAGTGGACACCCCAAAATTCTCGAGAACCACTCTGAAACGATACTGTAGTTTTGGCATCAACAAACCTTGTGATGCTGAACTCTGATCGTTTGCCAAAGGTACTGTAAATTTGCTTAGTGTTGAAATTGCCATATATTATACTCCAAGTTTCGCTATTTCACCTGTGTTTTTAATTCTCAACGGTATGTAGATGAACTCTACCGATTTCACAGGTTCAATCGCTATGTCCACATACAGTTCGTTTCTGTCTATTCTAGCAGCAGTATTGTTACCCTCGTCACATACTACTAAGAAGTCATATAAAGCTCTCTTACCCACCAATTCTAACAAGAATGAGTCGATAGCTGATTTGATTTCATTTCTTGTCAAGGTATCGTTGGGTTCAAAAATAAACGGCTGGGCTATTCTGTCTAATTGTGTTCTTAGGAAAACAGTCAATCTTGCAACGTTGATTCTATCCAGAGATGAACTTCCGGCAGCTTTTGTCAGGTTACCAAAATTGACGATGCCGGCTCCTGCGAATGCTGTGATTGGATTTATTTTCACAGTATGCATGCTGTCTCTCACAGATTCAGTCAAGGATACTGTTTGAAATTCCCCTGTAGTAGCATCAATGTATCCTACAGATTGTGCATTGTTAACCACGCCTCTTCTAGTACCAGCTGGTGCAAACCATGGGAATCCCACATTGTCATTGTTCGCTAACACTCTCAGCATCATGTGACTTGGTGGAACCACGATGATTTTTCCTTTATTGTCTGTGGTTCTTCCCGATGGATAAAACACTCCCATATATTCACTGGAAGTAGTCAAGCCATCTTCACCGTTGTCTGCGGCGTTGGCAGAGTTGTTCGACCAGTTAGTGATTGCTGTTGCCGTGCTGGCCAGTCTGAATGGAGTGTCCCCCAATATGAATCCAGTGTAGTTTCTGTCGGCATTTAGATTCACCATTTCAGAAATCAATTCTGGATATCCAGGACAAGCGATGAGGTTGAAGCCTCTTTGGTCTTCTCTGATGGCCTGGTTGGTATTGATCTCTGATTTCAATTGTTGTACAATTACTTTTCTCACAGCTTTTCTGCCAAATGTGCCTGAGCCATCCGCGTTGTTGGCGTTTTTGGTCACCCATCTATCTTTGAAATATGTGGCCACGCTCTCGTTGCTGTTGAATCTTGTGTTACCTTTGCCGCTTGATCCAGATCCTGGATATTTGACAGTGGTTATGTGATTGTTTTTATATTCTTTCACGTTGAAACCAGACCTTCTGGTGTTCCATAGCAGCATACCTTTTGGATACAGTGCTGGATCCGGAGCATCAGGATCTAAGAAGTTATCAGACAGAAGATCTTTGATGCTGCCAGCATCGCCGGTTCCGCCCACTGAGTTTGAATCAGTTCTTCCTGCCGCCTTGTTCCACCTTGCATCGGCAAATAGTATGCCGGCTCCGGTGGTTTGATCACTTTTGTCTATCAACACAAAATCTGCACCATCTGCTAAGGTGGTGTCATATCTGTAAAGTTTTGGATAGTTTTCTGTATCACTGGAGTCAATCCATAAGTCACCGTTCACCAATGCAGTACCATCTGACTGTGTGGTAGGTTTCGTTGCTGTCAATTGCGGGCCATTGGGGTCGGTAGTTGCCAATGATCCACCTGATTGTGAAGCGGTGGTTCCATTTTTGTATCCAACGAATGTTGTGCCGTTGTGTACTAGGATGTCAGCGTCTGTGCCTGAGTTGTACCATAAAGTTCCATCTGCTGGTTCGTTGCTGGGAGCAGTCACTGAAGCTGTGTAGCTCAAGCGCTTCCAGTTAGAAGCCATCACTGTGGCAGGAGCTGTGGAATCTTCCGTAGCACCAGCTGGGACGTCATACAAATTGTCTACCAATGTGCTTGAATTTGCTGTGTAGGTTCCGTAGCTGTGAGCAGCCGCAGCGCCGAATCCGGCATCTGAAAGTGCAGTGCCCGAATCCACGTCAAACATTCTGAAGTCTCCACCTTTGTTGTGTGTGATTTTAATAAAATTATCACTAGTAATTTCCGCCACGATGTTGACGAATCCCGCACCATTGATAGCCGCAACGAAGTCAGTGTTTGCTGTGCCACCAAGTGTCACTGTTTCTGATTGTTCTTCCAACGCTGCTTGTCCCACTATTGATTCAGCGATCTTGATTGAATGACCTGCTGTGAAAGTGGCTGCTGCGGTTTTAGATATGATAACGGTTTTTCCGCCTTCATATCTGAATACCTGGAAATCTGCCAGGCTATCTGTTGTGTCGAACGCGCCTAGCAATGATTGTTCGGTGACGTTGTATTGGGTGTAAAGTGTTCCTGCAGTGATGCCAGTGCCTCCACCAACAGGATCGATTCCATAGATGGCTGCATGATTGTTGGAATAGAAAGGGGCATCCACTTCCGAGAATGCTTTGGTGGCTGAGTTGTATATTTTGATTACTACGTCAGCGCCCGCATTTGGAGTGGTGTATTTGAACCACACTGACCCAGTGGGTCTGTCTTCTTCTGCAGTTTTCCATAACGGTCTATTAATGTGCGAAGCTTGTAAAAATTTTGCATTAGCGCCAATGGCCGTTTTCCACGCTGCACTGCCCACTTGCACCCAGGTATTGGACGTTGTTTTCAAATAAATCTTGTTTGTGACATGAGTGGTGTTGATAGCATATTGCCCAACAGTGCCAATCGATGTTAATGGAATGCCTGTAGATACACCACCAACTAAATTATCGGTCGATGTGATATAGATAGGAGTGATTGTGGTGAATGATTGATCTGTTGCCGACCATTCGAAAATCCCAGGGACTATTTTATTTAGATCTAACCAATAGGTGCCGTTGGTTGGTGCTGATGTAGGAGCACTAGTAGAGTCCACCAGTTGACCTAGATCAACATTGGCTCGTAGTACGAAAGCTCTGTTGGCAATACCTAGAAATGAGTACGCTGCTTGTAGACCATACTCATTTAACTCATAACCATTCCGAGGATTGCTTGATGCATCTGTGAAAAATTTTGGATCTCCAAAAGTCTCAGTCAGCTCTCTCTGAGAAGAGATCAAATAAACGGTGTTTGCATTAGCACTTTTTGTGCCTGCTGCTGTGGCTGTGCCTGCTCCGTTCAATTTGTCTTGAGCAGTTGCTATGATTATTAAAGGCGTGGACGACGCGTCTGCTGGAACGTAGAAACTTTCGTCTAAAACTTGTATTTCTACGCCTGGTGATGTTAATGCCATTGTTTAGTCTCCTTGCAAGTATATCTAGACTTATTTAGCGTTGTGAATAGTTTTTGCGGCGTTATCTTGTCATTTTTGGTGCCTATATAGGGCACGTAAATAATGCTATGAAAAGACCACTTTGTAAAACTTGTATGAGTAATCCCAGGGCTTACGGCTATCGCAAACAAGAAAAAATCTATTGGCGTAGCCAGTGTGATACCTGCATACGTAAACAAAAAAATCTTAAAGTTACTGGTGCTTCTCGTTGGTTGCTTTCTGGATACCGTAAAAAGGCTCGCTGCGAATTATGCGCTTTCAAAGCAGTCAATGAACAGCAAATGGACGTCTTTCATGTGGATGGCAACCGGAACAACACCAGTGTGTATAATTTGAAAACCATCTGCGCCAACTGCCAAAGATTAAAAAGTACCCAAGAATTGGGATGGTCTATTGGTGATTTAGAAGTAGATGATTGATCATATGATCCACCTGCGTTTTTAGCGTCGCTAAACTGCCGGAGTTATCTATCTCATAATCAAATGTTTGTCCGATCCAATCCCACTCACTTTGATGCACTGTTTTTTCTTGCATTTCCTCTTTTGTGGGTATGGCGCCTCTTTTGATCAGAACAACTTTGCCTTTCAATGCCTTGATGGTTTCTATCTCATTAACAAATCTTGTGTCGCTGAGCACTATTTTTCCACCATTGTAGCGAGCAATAAATGAATCGATCCAGATGCTGTCATGGAAATGTCCCCGCATCACTTCTGTGCCCCAATACTGTAAAATGTATCGAGGGGTCACCGGCTGGTTGAGTTTGTTGCTCCAATAAGGATCAACTCTCTCCCTCCACATGCGACTCTCCTGTGTGGCTCCTTCCAGCAGTGCTCGATCCCAACCAAATATCACGCTCACAGCATCTTTTAATGATTTTGCGAAGCTATCTCGTTGAAATCCGTGATTACTAACCAAGCATTCTGCCACAGTGTCCTTGCCAGATCCTATTAAGCCTACCAATCCTATCAGCATAGGATTATATTATAGTTTTTTTATTCTTTTTGCAATCTCTTGTTTGACTTTTTCCACGGTTTTTAATATTTGCTTTCGCATTTCGGATCGATCGGCCACGCGACTCATATTTTCCAACGCGGTGACCAACTCTTCTAATTCTTGGAAGGACAAATCTTTTATATTTTTGATGCCTGTATAAGCCATAAGCGATTTATTTAATCTGAAGTTTTAAAGAATTAAAAGGTAATAAAAAGGATTAACCAATTATAAAACTGGTTGGTTTTCCGCCATCGATAAACAGTGCAATCTCCTGGTCCAGTTTCTCCATCATGGCCATGCCATCCTGCCGCAACGTTTCTCCATTGAGGGTGGTCCCTCCCTGTGGGCCGTTGATGGTGGCAAACTTGCCTCTGGCCTCGCCGAGCATAACCTTGCTCACCGCCAATGTGTAATCTCTAATCCAGGGTTTACTGTAGATGTCGTTAAGCAACACAATGTCTGGTCGGAAATTATCAGTGTGCAAAATTACCCTCTCTCCGTCCACTCGTGGGCGTTGGGTAATTGTCAATGTTTTAGTTGCGTTATCATAATGGAATTGAATGAAGGAGCCAAACATTTTGCCAACGAGCTCCTGGTAAGATGCGAAAGCATAGTAGGTGGCCAATCCGCCCACAGCACCTGCTCTCAATAGATAGGTGTTGGTGTATGCTAGATTGAATGGTTCGAATAATGTGCCTCCCTGTCCATCACCTCGTGACCCCACTGTAGCCCTTCCAATCTCTCTGACGTTGATGATCTCGTCTGGCAAGATATATTTGTTTTGATTTTGTATGAGATCCAAAAAGGCATAGCTCTCCTCTACTGAATTGTTGGATCTCTGCCTATACCTGTTCACTGCTCTTTCCAGTGCGATTTGATAGTGTTTTGGGTCCAATTCCACCTCAATCATACCGTCTCCCAGCATGGTTTTTACGTAATCAAAAACTTGTTGCTGTGCTGTTTGTAACTCTGACATATGGATATTTATGGCTAGATGCTTTTCCATAAATATGGTTAGTATGCCACGTTTATCAATATACAAGCCAGAAAAAGGCAACGATTATAAGTTTTTTGATCGCAATATAAATGAGATGTTCCAGGTGGGAGGAACTGATGTTTTTCTACACAAATACGTTGGAATATATGATCAAGGAGAAGAAGGCACCAAGGACGGTGATGCTAGCCCCACACAACCTCATTACAGTGGCAGTAACTTGAATGAAAGAACTATACAAGATTTGTTATTTTTAGAAAATAGAGATAGAAAATATGACAAAGACGTATATGTAGTGAGAGGTATCTATAACGTGCAGGACACAGATTTCAATCTCAGCCAATTCGGCATGTTTCTGCAAAACGACACCCTATTCTTAACTGTGCATCTGAATGATGTGGTTGAAAGATTGGGCAGGAAGCCCATGAGCGGAGATGTTATAGAATTCCCGCATTTGAAAGATGATTACAGTCTAGACGCCAGCATTCCCATTGCACTGAAAAGATTCTATGTTGTCGAAGACGTGAACAGATCAGCAGAAGGATTTTCTCCAACTTATTGGCCACACCTATTGAGACTAAAATTAAAAACGCTGGTGGACAGTCAAGAATTCCGTGATATCATAGGTGATGCTACCACCGCCGGATCACTTGCCAGCTATATGAGCACTTATAATAAAGAAAGAGAAATTAATGATGCGATCATAAATCAGGCCGAAGCGGATGCCCCAAAATCTGGGTTCAATTACAAGCAATTTTATGTGACTCCTATAGATGAGAGAGGCAACGTAAGGCTGGACGGTATAAATTCCAATGCATCAATCTCGTCTAATCAGCCAATTAATGCTGTGCTGGATACTCCGGCCAGCAGCCATTATGGTTTTTATTACAACGGCGATGGCATTCCACCCAATGGTTATGTTGCTGGAGCGGGAACCAGCTTCCCAACATCCAATGTCAACAAGGGTGATTATTTCTTGAGATTGGATTTTTTGCCTAATAGATTGTTCCGTTTCGATGGGGTGCGATGGATCAAGGTAGAAGATGCTGTGAGATTGACCACTACCAATACCAATGCTAGAAACACATTTAAAACTGGTTTCATTAACAACAGCAGCACTGCTACGATCAATGGCTTGACAGTTGAGCAGAGACAATCATTGACAGATGCTCTGAAACCCAAGGCGGATAATTAATGCTTCATTTTTACGATGGTCAGATAAGGAAATTCGTGACTCAGTTCATTAGAGTGCTGAGTAATTTTTCCATTGAGTTGGGCAAGGGCACAAGTGGCCAGGTACAGTTGAGACAGGTTCCTGTGACCTATGGTGACATGACGCGACAGGTGGCCAACATTATTAGGAACAACAGCGAGAATGCGCTACAATCTGCTCCCAAGATTGCTTGTTACATCTCAGCGCTTGAATATGACAGAGATAGAATGCAAAATCCTTATCACGTAGAAAAACAACATCTCAAAGAAAGAAATTACAATGAGGCCACTGGACAATATGATAATGCCTTAGGTGCTGGATACACCATAGAAAAAGTTATGCCCAGCCCATTTAGATTGACAGTGAAGGCAGACATTTATACCACAAACACTGATATGAAATTGCAGATATTAGAACAAATTCTGTACTTGTTCAATCCGGACTTCGAAATTCAAAAAAGCGACAATTATATCGACTGGACCAGCTTGAGTTATATCGAATTGAAAGACATAAATTTCAGTTCAAGATCTATTCCTGTTGGAGCCGAAGTGGAAATTGATGTGGCATCTATGACTTTCAGCATGCCTATTTGGTTATCTCCTCCCGTCAAAGTTTCCAAATTGGGAGTGATACAAAAGATCATTATGAGCATCTATGACGACGATGGAGGCATCACCAAAGGATTGATTGACGGAACATTAATATCAAAATCTTATGTGACTCCAAACAATTATGCTCTATTATTGACCGGCAACCAATTGAGAATATTGGGCAGCACGGGCATAAATGTAAGCTCGGGCGGGGATGGTTTCTATACAGGGGCGAGAGAAGCAACAACGCTAGATCCTTTCGAGACATTTGGTCCCCCAATTAATTGGAATATATTATTAAATCAATATGGAAAAATCACTAATGGATTGAGCCAAGTGAAGTTGACACAAGATAACGGCAATGAAGTTGTGGGCACTATATCAGCGTCTCCGCTGGATGAGAGCATTTTATTGTTTAATATTGATTCTGATACCATACCCGCCAATACAATAGCTTCTGTTAATAAAATTATAAATCCATTAACATTTGATGCGAGTGCTACTCCAGCCAATGGCACAAGATTCCTTATTACACAGGACATTGGGGACAGCACACAATATTGGCCAGGAAATTTGGATGCCCAGGCCAATGATATAGTACAATACAACAGCTCAACTAACACATGGAGCGTGGTATGGGCAGCGGCTGATTTTGATTCCACAGTAGAATATGTCACCAATCTCAATACTGGAATTCAATACAAATACAACGGCACAAACTGGGTAAAGAGCTACGAAGGGATCTATATTGCAGGTAAGTGGACGCTTGTGCTATAATTTATAAATGCAAACAAATATAATTTGTTCTGGAGCGTTATTCTACGCGGTGAATACCAAAAGATTTTTATTCCTGCAACGCAATGATGAAAAAACCCGTGGCATGTGGGCATTGGTTGGTGGCAGGAACAAATACACTGAGAGCGCTTTCGAGGGCTTGAAAAGAGAGATACACGAGGAGATTGGCTACACAGGAGCCTTCAAAAAAGTCATACCATTGGAGCTGTTCACCAGCAACGATCAAAAATTTTTTTTCAACACCTATGTGATCTGTGTGAGCGAAGAATTTTTACCAAAACTCAACGGTGAACACAGCTCATATGCGTGGTGTGCGTTCGAGTGCTGGCCAAAAAACTTACATGCTGGTCTCAGGAACACCCTCAATAATAAATCTATAAAAGGCAAATTGCAGACTATTTTAGATCTAATTGTATAGGTCCGGATACATTTGGTGCAGGGCGTTCCGATCTATCCATGGGTACCAATAGGCAGTCACCATGTCGATGCATTTGTACACATGGTTCCAATGGCATTCCATCCACTCCAGCTCGTATGTATATTCCTGGAAATTGCCTGCGTTGGGATTGAAATTGCTGTTGTTTCCTATGGCCGGATAGACATCATAGGCCTTGTTCTGTGTGTGTGATGGAAAAAAATCCATTATGGTGAACATAATGTACTTACCTCAAAAATGTTTCCGATATTAGTTGCCTATTACCATGAAGCTTTTCACTGATGTAGCCACGGCCAGCACCAGCAACGCGATGAGAATCACACCTAGCAGGGCCAAATACAAAGGTCTGCCGTTTTCTCTATCACGCTGAATCTTTTTATTGGGTTGGCTCAGCATATCATTTTCGTGTTCGTTGTAGGGCCACATTTAAAATTCCTATTGGCACACCGAGCCCGTTGCCGAGCTCGGAGCGTCGTTTTTTTGGGTTTTAGTTTTTAGCTACACCGTTGGTGAAAACTGTGTAGAACTTCTGGACGTTGTCCTGAAATTCTTTCATATTCTTCTGGATGGTCTCAGGTTTGAAACTCTCCTGCACCTTCTCATTGAAAGTCTTCACGTTTTCCATCAATACTTTGGTCTGTTCCGCGACATTTGAACCATTGGTCACAAACTCATTGAACTTCTTTGCAGTGTCGATGATGTCCTCTGCCGTCATCACTGGGGCCTTGAACTCAGCAACCACTTGCTCGCCGTCCTTCTTCACGGTGGCTTCGTATTCTGCTAGCTTGATGTTGTAGTTGAACTCCGCCATTTGTTTGGCAAGTCCTAATAGATCGGCACGTATCTCGTAGCCGCTTTTTGATTTGATGTTTGACATAACTTAAACTCCTTTCTGTGTGTGTGTTTGTGTTCTTGTTGTGTCAGCTGTATTTATAACACGAAAACAAAGATCTGTCAATATGTGTGTTGGGATTTTGTGTTTTACACTAATTTAAGGTTCTTTTTATCCTAGGTCTTGGCCAAACGGCTCCGCTAGCGGGGCGCAGTTTGTAGTTGATTTTAGGATAAACATTGCCATCATAGGGTCTTTCGGGCCTGTAGAACAAATATAAGTTAGGTGCTCCCTGTAGATCTCTAATGTCAGTAGGACCCCCGGATGTGGCTGTCAGCTGATCGGCTTTGGCAATGCCAGTGATGTAGGCTTTGGCACGCTCTTGATTCATTTCTGGATAGGTTTCCAGCGCACAAGCGAGCACTCCACAGACCTGGGGAGAAGCCATGCTGGTGCCTGACACTTTGTTCACAAAAAAACTGCCTGATCTCGGATCAGTGACCCCAGCCGTATATGCGCTTACTATGAATGTGCCCGGTGCGAAAATGTCCACTCCTTCTCCGCAATCGCTGAAAACAACTTTCTTGTCCACGCTTATTGCGTCAACGGCACCCACGCAGATGTTGGGAATGTCATAGGTTCCGGTGGAGCTGCCATCGCCCGCGGAGTCATTGGCAGTGGGGCTGGTGCCTCTCATGTAGGGATATGGATTGGCCACGCTGTCGGGGTATCTGTTAGCCATCTCGAACGTGTTGTTCCAATCCTGCCCACCTGGCACGTCGTGCCTCCACCTGCCATTTCCAGCGGCACCCACAGTGATCACACCTTCGTCGATCATGTCCTCTAGATCCTCATCCAATACGGAGACCCTATAAGGTATACGCTGGTTAGATATAAATCCCCAGGCGTTCAGCTGAGCTGTGGTGAAAGTGTTACCACTTACTGTTTTACGGTTGTTTACTCCCAATTGGAGGTCTATCTGTTCTGGAGTTGCTTCATAGAATACCCATTCGTTCACCATGCCGGGGCTGCCCAAAGTACCCGTGTCGCCGGCATTTCCCTCCACTCTTATTCTAAAAGTCCTGTTTGGTGCTGTACCTTCTGTGCCATGGAAAATCCTCTGCACCGAGTTGTCAAATGAACACCACATGATCTTTGGAAATCCAGGATTGGCTTCTCCTAAATTGCTAAAGTTAGTGGATCCACCACCGAAAGTCACATAGTGGTTTGTTCCCACAAAAATCTGATTGTAATTGATTCCAAAAAATTTCACATTGAAAGGCAGATTCAATGTCCAATATCCGTCGTCGTTGTTGCCCACAGTTGGGGTCGTGCTAGATGTAAGGCTAGCTGAGCCCAATAAGGAGGTTGCCAGCGTGGTCACCGTTGCTGCATCTGTGATGGACGGATCGTTGTCTATCAATATGTCCATGTCAAAGGCATAAACAGGTGATGTGACGCCAGCGTTGCTGATTGTGGTTGCATAGGTTACAGTGTAATTGCCTTTTGATGCCAGTGTGATTTCCTCATCTATGATGTTGGTTGTGTTGGCCGTGCTGTCTGATGCAGGTCCCACCGTGAAAGTGTTCACAACGGTGCTGTCGCTCTGTCTAGTCACCGTAATGCTGGTCGTGAGAGTTGTGGTCCCGGAACTGCCTCCCGCCGACACGTCACTCTGTATTCTCACACCTGCATTCACAGTGTCGGTGTTGATCACTATGCTGTAGCTGGCCGATGGTTGTGTGACCCCCGCTATGCTGGCATGATAATTAGAGTCTCTGGTCCATGAAGATGGGTTTGACACGATACTGCCTTCTCCCTGGTCTGCTGTGCCTGTCGTTGTGATTCTGTTTCCATTGTTTTCAAAATTAACCAATGTGGCCAATCTTGTTGAGCTTGTGCATACTCCGCTGAATCCATTGAAAGTTGTGATACCACCCGCCGGAACATTTCTTACACCTCGAAAGGTCACCGCGGTGATGTCATTAAAACTCCATGCCCCTGGGAAGATACTCCAACCCCAACTGTTGTTACAGATGGTTGGATTCTTCCTGCCGGTGGCTGCGTTGACTGGTTTATTTGCATGGAACTGTCTTATGTAGTCCATCACGTATCCGGTATCTCCCCCGCCAGCACCGAAATAAATGTTGTAGATATTGGCATTTCTAGCCCAGCCTTGGGTATTTCCGGCCACCGTGCCGGCCACATGAGTGGAGTGGGAACCTAATGAATAGGTATAATCGCTGGCAGCAATTCCTCTGACTTCAGGATCGTGTTGAAACCAGTTGTATTGCACGGTTCTGGTTCCACCAGTGCCATCCGCATTTAATGCATATTCTGGATGGGTCCATGGCAATCCGTTTTCGTCCACTATTACTGCATCCACATTTCTTCCGGTCTGTGTCAGTCTTATGGTTCCTGTCACGGCGGCACTAGCTTGTTCCCCGTCACCTGAATATCCGGAGCCTCCCCAGCCGTTTCTATTAGAGCCCTCCCAGCATCGCAATAGGGCCCAGTTCTTATGGTTGCTGGAGGTGGTGAAGGACTTATCCCATGCCGTGCTAGTCTGTTCTGTGGTGTTGGTTGATACTTCTTCGACGAATAGTTCCGGTGTTGAGCCCAACGTTCTCGGACTTATTTCTACTGATTTTATTCGTGGATCCGTTTTAAGCTGATTGGCTTCCCACTGGGTCATCAGATAAAGGGTCCCCCTGCTCATTGGCCTACGTTCGACACATTCAATGGCGCGGGTCAGTTCCAGTCCTGGGGGAGTTTGATCCTGTGTTTCCAAGTCACTGTATATAGATTGTAAGTCGTCAAAATTATAGACCACGACATAGAATTCCTTTAGCTGTATATAGGGTGCCGATGTTGAGGGCCTGTCTGCCATCTTACACCTCCAGTGCCACGAGGGTCAATGTTACTGTGATTGTTGTGGTAGAGCCACTCTTGTTGGTGACTGCGCAGTAGATATCAGTTGATGGTGTGCTTTCATTGCTGTATCCTATCGCTGCAGGGCTGATCAAGATAGTTTGTGCCGCGGTGGTAATGACCTCTGCTACCACACCAGCACCCGGTGTTGGGTCTGCTCCTTCTGCCCTTGACGAATCGCTCGATCTGGCAGCGGTACTCACATAAATTCTTACCCATGCTGCGGCAGATGTTTGCACCTTGTACAGTGCATAACCTTTGTATCCTGTTATTGTGATGTTGCCTGTGGCTGCGTTTGCTATGCTGGCAGTGGTCGCGTTGGCAGTGGTCCTGCTGTATAGCCCAGTCACTCCCGCTGCCGAGATGGTGATCTTTCCTTCGGAATCACTAGTGGTGGTGACACCACCGGATCCCACGAACTGTATTGTCTCCCCCGAGTTGATAGTTCTTGCAGTGGAATCGTCCGCTGCCACTTTCAATGAAAATCCGCCACCGCCGGCCACTCCGGAACCATCGATGGTCAATGTGTCTCCAGACACTGCAGTGGTTATTCCGCCCGATCCTGCAATCTTTAATGTCTCTGCATTGTTTAGGGTAACGCCCGTGGAGTCATCTCCCACAAATGTCATAGTGGCCTGTGGCACACCTGTGATGGTAAGTACATCTCCCGACATCGCCGTGGTGATTCCCGTTCCACCAGCAACTTTTAAAGTTTCCCCTGAATTAAATGATGTTCCTGTTGAATCATCTCCGACCACTGTCAATATGTTTGACCCTCCACCGGATCCTGTGATTGTGAGCACGTCTCCGCTCATTGCCGTGGTCACTGAACCTGCGCCCGCTATCTTAATGGTCTCTCCATCTGAAATTCTTGTTCCTGTGCTATCATCGCCCACGAAAGTGATACCCTCAGCTGCCGATAAACCAGCAGCAGTGAAATAACCTAGATCGGCCCATGCTGACGAGCCATTTCCAATTTTGATTTTATATGTGTCTGTTTCAAAACCGATCTCTCCCTGACTCAGCGTGGGATTGGTTGAAGTCCAGTTCGCTGCCGTGTCTCTTCTTATTTGTATCTTGTTTGCCATATTATGCTCCGCCTCCGTTCACTGATGTTTCTCCAGCTCCATATGTTGATGCTGCAGTTCCACCATCTAGGTTTAGAGCTGCTATGTCATACACAACAGCTGAACCGGCGGCATCTATATTTAATGTCACAAGCGTGGTTCCACTTATGGTAACATTACCTTGGGCATCCGTAGCAGTGGTTATACCGTTGGAACCCACAAATTTTAGTGTGTTTCCTGTGGTTATTGCACGTTGTGTGCTGTCATCTCCTGCCACACTGAAAGTAAATGCCGCGGGTCCATTTATTGTAAGTATATCTCCGCTCATCACAGTGGTGATACCACCGGACCCTGTGATCTTTATTGTTTCACCATCTGATATGCGAGTGCCCGTGCTATCATCGCCCACAAAAGTCAATCCCTCGGCTGTGGATTCAGCAGATCCAGTGGCGGTGATGGTCAGGGTGTCTCCCTCCATGGATGTGGTTATACCCGTGCCACCTGCAATTTTAACCGTTTCGTTATCTGAAATCCTTGTGCCTGACGAATCATCGCCTACGAAAGTGATACCTTGTGCCGATAAACTAGTATTGGCATTACCAGCCGGTGGTCTATGTAGACTAGCTCTATATCCAGAAATTTTTATTGTGCTTTGGCTACCTGCGGCCTTCAGATATACTTTGTTGCCTGAAATCTCCACAGAAAAAGTCAAATGTATTACGCCATCTGTGGTCAGTTGCGGCCCTACCATGACATACGCTTGAGCATCATCATGCACCACAGTGACTTCTGACAAGCTGGATTGTGTGTTGTCGTCATCATGCGCTGATATGGTATAGAAAGCTGCCGTGGTATCGGTCATATGGAAGGAATCTAGAGTGGTAGCAGAAGTTGATGCAGTGACCGTGCCGATGATCTTTTGAAAAACGGTTTCGTCTCCACCCTCGTCATCTGCCAATAACAGTCTATGGAATTTCAAATTTAATAAACCGCCGGTGGAATTCGCTTTCAATCTAGCCACGCCATCAGTGATATCCGTAGTGAACTCTATAAAAATATCATCTACGTCACCGTTGTTGACAATATTGTAAATGTTCAAATATGCGTCACTGCCGTCATGCACCATGGATATTTCCGCGCTCAAGTGATAGTTGGGCAAATTTACCCCTTGTTCAGTGGCTGTGACAAAATATTTGGCAGATCTATATTGGCCTATGTTCCATGTGTCTACCACTGTGCTCGAGGTAGATATATCATCATATTGAAAGGTATTGGTCCTTCCTGTACTTCTCGTCACGGTTGTGTCACTCAAAATAGTCTTGTAAGACTGCATGCTGTTTATGGCAGAATTTCCTTCAATCTTGTAGACTATATTAGTTCCTTCTAGCACTGCCCGTGAAGCATGTTCATCTCCGGGCACGATTGTGCCTGTGCTGATAACAGCAGATTCTGACATGAAAGCCGTCAACCCGTCGTGGATCAAATTGATTTTTGAGGCAGTGATCTTGTTGTTGACCTCGTCTCGATAAACTTGATAATACAAGATGGCGCGATTGTCTTCCATATCAAGGATATCCACATCTTTTTCTGATGTGTCTATGCCTATCTTGGAAATTATTTTGGCATCTTCATCCAGCATTGAAGATGGAGTATTGATTCTTCCACTGAATATCAATCCTGTCTTGCTGGCACTGATAGTTTGATTTCCTATGAATAAAGTTCCACTTCCAAAATATCCTTTTCTAAATCTTTTAGTTAATGATCCTAAATCCACGCTGTCATCTGTGGTGGGAATGATTGAAGCATTGGTAGTGATAACACCTGTGCCCGAAGTGCTGATCTC